GAATGTACCGAACCGCTTTAGTGCTATAGCCTGAATGTTGGCCATCAGCTCCCACATCTCAATTGAGCTTTCAGCATATTCCCATGCCACCTTACCTCTCTTTATCAGTAACGGACACCTGCTAAACCCGTGAACTTCCTTCTGTATGTCCCATTTGCCGTCCTTGTTTTGCACACAACGGTAATGGTTCGAATTGTCGTATGTGTCGATGACTATCTTGTCGTCAACTTGGTAGAACATAGACCTTGCTATCTCCATACCGTATTCGTCGTAGTTCGGAGTGAACTGATAGCCGTCCTCGTAGGAATAGTTGGTCGCAGTATACTTGTGGGTCTCTGTATCATAACGGAACAACAGTCCGCAGTTTCCGAGCTGCTTACATGTGTTGATAGCCTGATATTTGTTCCATTCAAGACCCCTCCACATCCATTCCTGCTTTATCTCTCCGAACAGCTTTCTCTCCCCGTCTTCGGGAGTTTTGTTACACAGCTCAAACTCGATGTTGTTTGCCGTCAGGTTTCTGACATGCGCCGAATGAATCAGTTTTTGGAATGATGCAGTCTGCGTCATCTCAAACATGCTGCTTTCCATATTATGCCCGTCGATTCTCACCTGAATGTGAGGTATCGACTTGTTCAGGATGATATGGTGTAGGTCTGGCCTATACTCCGTAATGTATGTATCTTGGGAAATAGGTGTCAGTTCAAGATTGGCGAAATCTGCTTGGATTGTCGTGTTGTTGAGAATCGTACCACTCAGATTGCCGTGAGGGAGCATTACTCCTCCTCGTGTAAATGGCTTCATTTGCATAAGCCTCTCAGGTTCAGACAAGAACCATTTTATATCTCTTTCTCTTATCATATAGAACTTATTATGTTAAGTATTTCACTCGCATTTCTTATTCTCGCTCTTTTTACTCTCGTGTCGATACCCTCTGACTCTTCGTTGACGTTTAGGAGTTTCAGCATTTCGTTTGATTCCATTCTCTTCTTTGAGATGCCAGCATCCTCTGACAGAATCCTGTAGCAGTCGTATATCTGGCCGCCGCACAGCAGGATGACGTTATCAAAAAGGTCTGGAGACATCCCCTTTAGGATAGACTTCATCGACTCTTTAGGCATCATCGTTATCCTTCCGTTCGGAGTTTTCGAGAACTGGAATATCCTGCTTTCGAAAATCATGTGCTTGAGAATGGTCGTTCCGCCCTTCCTCTTCATGTTCTTGTGGTCGTAGTGCTTGTTTGCGAGGCAAGGCTCATAATGGATGAGTCCAGACTTTACCATTTCCATTGCTACGTGAGCTGCCTCGTCCTTCTTCGTCTTGAAGTTTCCTTTTGCCCTTTTCGTAGGAGACTCTGCACCACTGAAGCATATAGCGAGCGGGAAGCAGTCCTTCAGGTAGCCGAAGCCCTGCACGTCGATAATCATGTCCTTCTCTCTGAGGTGGTGTTTGTCCCTGAAATGGATTGCACCGACTACGGCTGCGGTGTTCGTGTTGTTGACACTGTATTGAATGTCCCTGCAAATATATCCGTAGTGTGACCACTTCTCCCAATATTTGTATATCAGGTTGTCAAAGCCTGTCGTGGCCATATCCATAGTCATCAGTCTTTTCTCACAGACACTGTCTTTCGGCACTTCGTCAGGTCGGAACATCATCTCCACATCCGTTTCCCCTAACTCTGAGTTTATCAGCTCTTCGCTGTCTTCGTTCTCGTCAGTGATAGAATAATTCCAGTTGTTTGCGTATGATGATGCAGCTGTCGCTGAGTTAGCCGTCATACCACGATATGACTTATTCTTTGCCAACATCTTCTTGTTGTCTCTGATGTCGAAAGTAAAGAATACCATAGAAAGTATGAAGTCCTCGTATGTCATGTCTGGGTCTTCTTTCATGCGGAGGTCTATATATTCTTTTGCTTTCTCATAGACCTCTTTCTTCGTGCGTCCCCAGTACATCTTGTCCATGTCGCCCTCGTGCATGTAGAAGAACATCACAACGCCATCCATAGACTTGTCAACCGTTCCGTCGTCATTTATCCATCCGCCTCCGTGTTCGCCCTTGCCGCAAATCTTGCGCATGAAGCATTCCCTCTCGGGATTCTGTGCAAGGTAAATCTGAGCCTTTCCTGCACTGTCTGAACGAAGGCGCGGCATAAAAGTAGTGATTGTCCTCCAAGCGAATTTGTTTGCTTCATCAAAGATAAGCTTCTTTGCCTGCAAACCCTTCGCAATCTTATCGAGAACGACAGGACTCTCGTTGTCCAGCTGTTGAAACTTCAACTCGCTTCCATTGTAAAATTTCATACCCATGTCCTCCTGCTTTCGGATTATCTCTCCAATCGGGTCATGCGGCTGACGCTTTACGGCACGGTCAATAAGCGGGTACATCGACTTCAGCGTGTCGGAAACTTTTCCTGCGCCCCAGAAGTCAGAGACGTTGCGCATGAAGCACACCATCTTCGCATTGTCGTTCATGGCAAGATATTCGATTGGTGCGTAATAGAGGGCATACGATTTGCCTGAACCTGTCGGGCCTGCGAGTACGACAAAGTCAGCGTTGGAGCGAATGGCATACTTTTGGTTGCCGTCCTCCAAAGGTGCTAATACTGTGTCATTTCTTTTTCTTGCCATTTTTTTACTTACAATCCTTTCTTTTGCTTTGCAAAGATAGCTATTAAAGGTGTACGCGTATGATGCTCTATTGGTAAAATATTGTAATTGTTTGAGCGTTGTAATTGTTTTTCAATTATATACAAAATCGCGCGTTGTTATATTTGTTAAATTTGCGCATCATTTTTTAAGAATAGAGAGACTATGACTAAAGAAGAAGTATTGCAGAGAGCAAACGAATACTGTAGCGAGAGAAGCTACGACGAGTCGACATTGACAACTGAGTTCAAGGAAAAGTTCGCTGATTTTTTCTCTAAGAAAAATCCAGACGGCGACATCAACGATGAAGCCATCCTTGCGGACTTGAAGTTCAACCTCGATACTGCGAGAAGTGCTGCTTTGAGGGGTATCGCCTCGACGAATCAGTCGTTTGAGGAAAAGGAGAACGAGTACAAGACTCGGATTGCAGACTTGGAAAAGAAGCTTGGTAGGAAACAGACTGAGTTCAAAGTACCGAAAGAGGTTCAAGACCAGCTGGACGAACTGAGGGCGTTCAAGAACACTGAGGCCAAGAAGGTCAAGTTCGCAAGCATCCTCAATCTTGCCAAGGAGGGCATCAGACAAGACCTCCATAAATCTTTCGAGGTTTTTGCGAAGGACTTGGATGTTGACCTGACAAAAGAGGACAAGGAACAGGCGGATTCCCTTGTTTCGAAATTCCAAGAAATCTTCATGGATTCGATAGGGAACATCAAGCCGCTGTCTCCGCAGCAGACGCGCCAACGCGACGCTGACGCAATATCCTCACTGAAGAGAATAAAAGCTTAACAAAAAACATTAAATCATGTCACAGGTTACAAACTTAGCTTATTTTTTCGAGCGTTCGCGAAAGGTTCGCGGCGGTCGTTCGGTTTGGGTGAAGGATAGTAACGGGGAGAACCGAAAGAATGTCCTCCTCGGCGGCACAGTCCTTAACCCGAACAAGGGATTCGGTCATCTGTGGGCTGCTCAACTGGTACAGTACACTCCTGCCGAGGGTTGTCTTATCTTCCGCTCGTTCGAGGTTAGTGATGCTGCGTCGGCAAGTGCAACGACCATCAAGATTAAGGGCGACGGCTTTAGCGACGCTCCCGAAGTTGGTCAGTACATTATGATTGCCCCTGACGATGTTGAAACTGCTGGTGCTTATGCAAAGATTACCGCAGTTGAGTACGATGCAGAGAACGCAAAGTTCAATGTAACTCTCGCAAGTGCGCTTGGCACTGCTCTTACTGGTGGAGAGATTCTTGTAGAGGCAGACGCTGCCGCAGATGCCGCTCTTGCACAGCCTACTGGCGAGGCTACTGTTCTTGTTCCCAACCCCAACACGTTCATCGAGGCCGACCGTGAGCTTCTGCCTACAGAGGGATACGGACTCGACGGGGTTGCCAACTACTCAATCAGCACCGTACACGACAAGGAGGCTTGGATTGCAAAGATGCAGCCGATGCCTAAGTACGTGCTTGCAAAGAACCGCTCTTACATCAAGGGTATTTTCTGGATTTAAAAAAAAGGAGGAAGAAGAAACATGGCACAGGCTTTAAAAAACCAGTGGACTCCCGACGAGACCATCAACAAGCTATACGACAGACTGTACGACAGCGACAACGTAGGCTATCTACAGCAGCTCGTAGACACTATCGACATTGACGAGAATGCAAACTTTTGGACTGAACACTTCAATGTAGAGGGAAGTGAGTATGACATCGACATCGCCGACACGAAGAAGAATCCTGCATGGACTGTCAAGCAGCGCGACATCAGGGTTGTTCCTATGGCTGACCCGATGGCTCCTCTCTCTGAGACCCGACAGCTCGAAACTGAGGGCTACAGCGAGAAGACTGGCTCTATCTATGGATATGGCAAGGGTCTTTTCGACACGTCTATGTCCAAGCTTGAGCTTCAGGCACGCCTCGCACAGATGTCACCAGAAGACCGCAGTCTGCTGACTGCCGCACAGCGAGGAATCGCAGACCTCATTAAGTCTCACAACCTTCGTCTTTCGAACATGGCTGCTATGACCCTGTCTTATGGCGGAGCATACAACACCACGACAGCGCAGAATATCGTACCCGCAGGACAGACACCGACCCTCACCTCTCAGGGCTTTAGCGGAGTTACCGTGTCTCAGTCCCCGTACATTCCTCTTGCCAACTTCAAAAAGGCAGGTACAAAGGTATGGACGGATGCTACGTGCGACATCCCGTCCCAGATGCAGAAGCTCGAATACGATTTCAAGGTAGCCAACAACCTCGACGAGTCAACTCCTTTCGAGTGGGATGTTCCTTATGACATCCTCGTCAACGTCCTGCTGAAGAACGACTTCTTCATCGCAGAGGTGAACCGCTATATCCGACTCGAAGCTCCAGACAAGGTTGTCATCATCAGCAACTCGCAGTCGGCACTTGACACCTCCACTATCACATGGCAGCAGCTCGTTGCCTACACGCGTTCGAGCATCAGTAAGATTGCTCCTATCCGCGTCGTCCGTGAGCAGCAGACCGTTCAGGGAATCACGACTTACTACACCGTACGAGGCTGGAAGCCGAACACGGTAGTCCTGCGTCCCCTCGGTATGGCTGGTGTCGTCGTGCATGCTATCCCTGAGTGGGCAAAGCTGATGAACAGCGGTGAGGTTAACAACGAAATCAAGTGGTCGATGGCCAAGTGGAACAACTTGCTCTACGTCATCAACAAGATTACTCCTAACGGTATGCTGAAGTCGTACCACACGGACGTTCTCGGACGCTATGCAACAGTCCTGAACGAGAGCCAGTACCACGTCTGCGTTGACATCTCAACTGCTGGTTAGTCCTTTCATATCCAAAATAAAACGAGATAAAGATGACAGTATTAGAATGGCTTGACTCATCGAACATGTATTCGTCTTTCGAGACGAAGCACTACATCAAAATTGCGAGAGACAGAGGTGTCGACCCTAACGCGGATGTATACGACGAGACGCAGGTGTCCAAGGAGCAGCGCGAGCTTATGGACGCTGACATCATTTGGACTGCCGTGCTGAAGAGGCCGTCTAATACTGCATCTCTATCACAGTCTCACAATGGCTACCAGAAGACAATCGGTAGTGAACAGGACTTTTATCAGGACGACAAGATAAAATACGCACTGCGTATCTACAAGAGATATAATGACGAGCGCGGAAACGACTTGGAAGAGTTGTCTAACGCCAAGAAGATAAAGCTAATCCCAATAGAAGATGTCGAAAGCCTATGATGACGAGAGATGAAATCCTTGAGTACCCATACAGCGGAGTCATCACGCGAATCGTCGAGGGTAGCGGACGTGAGCCAGACACGGAACTGCTGGTCTATGAGGGTATGATGGACGAACACATGGTGACGGAAGAAGAAGGACGCACCATGCAGACATCAAGCTACATCATATCCATACCGCTTACCCAAAACGACGAAGGCCAGTGGATTGTGCCGAGGAAGGGTGACAGGATTTCCGTCACGAGGTATGGCGAGACTTTCAGTCTCACGGTTGACAATGCCGAGCCATCACAGATAGGCGGTGTAAGCATCTACGCGTCGAGAAACAGTTGGAAGTAAAATCCCATGAAGCAGTCAAAGGTCATATTCCCGAAGAAAAAGGTTGCGAAGATAATCTTCGACACAATATCGAAGGAACAGACCTCGTTGCTCATCACCTATGCCGAGAGCCAAATCCAGAAAATCGGTCAGAGGATGCAGTCGTGGGAGGACAACGGCAACCTTCTCGACAGTCTATGTTGGGGTTTGTTCTACAACGGCAACCTTCGCAGGCTCGGATATTACAGGGAAGGCGGAGCTTACGACACTTCGTATCTCCATGCCCTGTCGAAGTCTATACGAACCCCTGTCAACGGGCGTGAGAGCGCACAGTTCTTTCTTTCCGAGTACAATCCTAAAGTACAGAAAGGATGGGAGGTTGTGTGGGCAGTCGCAGCACCGTATTGGGGTTACTGGGAAAAGGGTCACAGGAACGTCATGCTCGGAGATTCTTTCGTTAAATTCAGTATTATGTCACAGCGTTGGGATGTCATCAGGAAACAGCTGAAGCCTGCGAAGGTGTCATTCCATACTTATGTGCCAAGATATGCAAAGCAAAAGGTTTGATGTATGTTTGGTAGGTCAAGGATAAACATATACGAATATTTGTACAATCTCTTTCATGGGGTTGTAACGGAGAATGTATATTCCATGAACGAGCCTCAAGAGCTTACGAACTCCGACACGAAGGACGGATTCATCGTCATTCACGTCGGGGACATGCACGACGAGAGTGAGTTCAACGGTCACGCATACGGATGGGCAAGGTGCTTTGTGGAGGCTTTCATCCCTCCTATTACGAGAGGTCGCCTGAACTACGATTTGTACAAGACTTTCGAGGACGGAATCAATTCCGTGATAACGTCTGCCGTCGAAGATGACAGCGGTTCTTACTACATTCAGGAAGACGGCATTATCTCTACAGACGTTGAGGAGGTGTCGAATGCGAATAACGCATATTTCACATACGTCAAATCCTTTATCGTCGGCTATGACAACGAGGAACAGCTATCGCTTTCATACGGGAATGTATACATCGGTTTCGCGGATTCAGAGCTTGGCGGTTTCAGTGATGTGTTCGACTTGGATACCCTAAGCGACATATACAGAATCAATGGTGTCCACGAACTGTCCATCGAGGATGGCAAGTACCTGTGGATTTGCACACAGGAGAGTATCGACGGCGTTACGTCGCGTGGTACGGTCATACCGATGGAAGAGCCTGTAGACATCAAGGACTATCATTGCTACCGTAGCAGTAACGCGTTTACTGGTGAAACTGTACGTATCGAGATTGCAGCCCCGAACGCCGAAGGCCAGAAGCCTAAGATAAGCGTCGGCGAGCTTTATATCGGTACGTTCGGTGACAGCATCCAGAAGAAGAGTGACGTGTTCCTCTTTTCAGACCTGCAAGAGTACGACAGGACGAGTGCGGCGGGTGACTATTCCGTCACGTTCTCCGAAGTGTCGTACCTGTGGATTTGCACTACGAGCCGCATAGACTACGTCAGCTCGTCAGGCTTCGAAGTTCCAATGCTCCAGCCTTTCGTCGTTGACAATCTCTATTGCTACCGAAGTGCGAACTCCATAGTTGCGGGAGAAATGAATATAAGAATAAGATAACAGTATAATAACTTTTTAAAAGAAAGGAAAAAAACATGGCAAAGAAAACAACCGTAAAAGCAGTCGCTCTCAAGTATGGTACTGTCGGTAGCGATGCAACAACCCCTCTGATGGGTGTTTTGAAGGGTCTTACCATTGGTCAGGACGAGCCTGACAGCACTGAGATTGAGGCCGAGTTCTATGACACTCCGTTCGACATCTTCTACGATGGTAATCCTGTAACATTCAACTTCGAGCTGGCCAACTATGACCTCACGGAGCTTCCCGACCTGTTCGGCGGCAGCACAACGGGGGATGTGTACGAAGGTGCGGCATCAGCTACCACTACGGAGCATTCTTGGCAGCTTGAGTTCGGTCGAGGCAACTATGCCCTGTACCTGTACAAGGGTCTTACCGTCGGAACTATCAAGAAGGACGAGGACGGCGCACTGAACTTCAGCGTCACCATCACAGCCCTGAACCACACGACTGGAACTGGTGCTGAAGCCGTTGACCACATGTACAAGATTATCGGTACGAAACCCAGCTAATTAGTAACAAGAGAATCACTCTTTTGTTTTCGTGAACGTTGGGGAGCGTTTATAGGGGTGTCCCCTGTGACGCTCCCTTTTCTGTTAAGTTCACGAGTCAATAAAAAAATAAAAAAACGTTTGCGAAATGAAGAAAGAAGAAAATGTAGTCTTGTCAGAAGAGGATGACGAGCTGAAGGATTTCCCTATTGACATCAAGAGGAGTATCACGGACATCATCCTTGACAGTCCGTCCATAGTACACCTCGGAGGAAAGGAGTACAAGGTAAAGAACATGCGGTTCTACAGTATATACAGGATAGCCAAGCTTTGCATGGACATGAAAGAGTCGGACAGCCTGTCCGTGGACGACGACAACAAGATTGTCACGGCTTTGTGTACCGATTTGGATTCCATGTGTGAGATTCTTGCCGTCATACTGTGCAACCACCTGTTCACTCCAGATGACGTTCATGACGGAGAGGAGGCGATGTCCCGCAACGACAGGCTCATACAGAAGATGAAGGCAAAGGTGATGAACAGCACATACGAACCTAACGAGTGGGCTGCGATAATAGTAGGTGCAATCAAGAGCATCGACCTGTCGGCTTTTTTTTTACTCAAAAAATCGGTGAGTATGGCTACGGATTCACTTCTGATGCGGAAGAAGAAGTCAACGGAGACAGTCTCACAGTTTATGGAAGCACTATCGTTGCAGACGCATCAGACTTCATAAGGTCGTTCCCTCAGTATACCTTGGATGACTATCTCTACAGACTCAGCTGCGCACAGATACAGTTTATGGCTGTTGACAACACTCACACGAAGTATCTCAAGGGCAAGAACAAAAAGGCGTGGAACAACTACGCGGAGGCTCTGAAGGCGCAGCAGAAGTATGAAAACTTCTTCAGTGGCATGAACGTACCTCAGCTAAAGGAAGGTGAAGAATATGAAGTGCCAGTGAGGAAAAACAGGAAGAATAAGAAATAAACCAATATATACGGCATGGTAGATGCAACAATCATAGCAGCCTCACTGAACAGCGAGGAATTGGAGAAATCAGTCAATCAGCTCGTAGCGAAGATTGACGAACGTCTTGGTACAATAAAATCCTCTTTCGACTCCACGATAGCCCACATGAAGAGAGGCTTGCAGGAGCTTGGGAGTACGAAGGTAGACACGGGAGGCTCTGCGGACGGCGGAAGTTCAAGGCGAGCTTCATCCGTCAAGAGGGAGACCGATGCAAGAAAGGAACTCGTCAGCACGCTCGACCAGCAGGCGAAGGCGGTGAAAGAGGCGTACAGACCATCATCGGCTCAGGAAAGCTACTACAACATCGTAAAAAGGATGAGAGAGAACGTAGCTATGCTTTCAAAAGAAATCAAGAGCATGCCGAGTCTTTCTCTCGACAGACAGTTCTCTGCCTATATGCAATACGAGCGACAGATTGAGCAGGTAAGGCAGAAGATTGCCGAACTCAGGCAGCAGCTAAACGAATTAGGCAGAGAGCCAAAAGGGAATCGCCTGCTAATCAAACAGACCGTTGATGAGATATACGCAAGTCAGCAACGTATTGTCCAGCTGGAGAAAGAGCAGATTATGTCAACGCGGCAGATAGCCGAGGCTGACAGGCAGGCTCTCGCGGCGAAAAAGGAGCAGTATGACAGGCAGAAGCAATCCCTCATCGAGATGTCAGCAGGAAGCCGCGAGATGACTACACTTACCAACCAACAAGCACAGGCAGA